CTCGCCCAAATCGTCGGGCAGCTTCTCGGCCTTGCGCAGCACCGCCTCGCGGGTGCGGCTTGCCACCCCGCGCCCCGGCGCGTAGTCCCAGCCGGGGTCAACGCCGCGCGGCACCTCGTGCAGCTCGCCGGTCACCGGGTCCACCCACTCGTAGGTATCGGTGGGCGGGGCCTCGTCCACGTCCAGCCCCATGCCCTCCAGGTCGGCCTCGGAAAGCGCCACCACCCCGCACGAACAGCCCCAGCCGTTGGGCGGGTAGTGGCTATCCCAGAAGGGATCGTCGGCGGGCAGCACCATGCCGTCCCACGCTAGGTGCTCCGGGCGCGGGTCGGCACTGCCGCCGTGGCGGTACTGCCAGTAGGGGCGGCGGCGCTGCACCGCCGGGTCGGTCAGCTGGGCATGGCGCCCGGCGGCCCAGCTGGTGCGCAGGTTGGTCTCGTAGATCACCCGCGTGCGCCAGTTGCGCTCGCCGTTATACTCCCAGCCCCGACTGGCCACGATCTCATCGAACTGCTCGCGAAACCACGCCAGGGTGTGGCCCTCGGCCAGCGCTTCGTCCACCGCCTCGCGCAGATCCGCCAGCAGGTCACCCTTGGCCGCGCCCGCCACCATGAAGGCGGTATCGTGCTGGGCCTTCCATACATCGGCCCAGCGCTCGGTGGGCACCGACAGCTTGTTGCGCAGAAAGCGGATCGCCTCCTCGAAGGCCATGCCGCCGTACTCCGCCTGGCTCATGCCGCACCCCCGGCGTCCTGCTCGGCCACGTCGTCGCGCCCGGCCAGCTCCGCCGCCGCCAGGGCGCGCTGCAACAGCGCCCCCAGCTGCTCCTCGGGCATGTCGTCATACACGTCCGCCAGGCGCTCGCGCAGCTCCTCCAGGCTGCCCACCGAATCCAGCAGCGAACGCACCGGGGCCAGCAGGTTGTCGAAGGCATCGGCACCCTCACGCTCCAGGCGTACCGCCCAGTCGCGCACCACGCCATCGTCGGGGGCGCTGCGCGCCGCCGCCCTGGGCAGCGCTGGCGCAGGTGGCAACGCCCCGCGCCGATCGCTAAGCGCCGCCGGCAACCCCCGGGGCGAGGGCGCGGCGGCTGTCAGCACCGCCTCGTCACCCTCGGGCTCGGGGATGCGCAGCTTGTCATGCGCCCAGCGAGCCGGAATGCGCATCACGGCGGCAAGCTTGGGCAGCGCCTCGGCGTAAGCCTTCAGGTCTTCGGGCTGCTCGGTGTCGAAGCGGAAGTGCGGCATCCGCGTCAGCCGGGTGTTCAGCCGCACCAGCGGCTCCACCAGCGATTGCGTCAGGCTGCGCGCGATCTGGCGGGCGTCGCTGCGCAGGATGTCGTGGCGCACTTCGTTGTGTACCTCGCCAAGCGCGTAGCTGCCGCCGCCGCTCTCGCCGGTCTGGCTGGTCAGGGTGCCACCGAGTATCGCCTTGCTCATCGACGACTCGGCCCAGTTGATCATCGCCATGAACGGGTCGCTCGCCCCCTGGGCCGCCTCCTGGAACTCCAGCTCCATGCCCTGGGGAATGATCCCCGCCGCCGCGTGGCCGATGTTGACCACTGCCTTCATCAGCGTGGCTTTCTCCTGCTCATTGGCCCCCGCCGGGTACTTGCCCAGCCGCAGCGGCAGGCCGTAGATCTCCACGAACTCCGCCATGTCCCGCGCGCTGTAGTTGCGAAACAGGTACGGCCAGGCCAGCACCCGCGCCAGGCCACCGCGCGCCAGGTAGCCGCTCTTGGCCTTGTGCACGTGCACGATCCAGCCCCACGGGCGCAAGGCCTCGCCCAGGCCGTCGGCACTGCGCAGGCGCAGGGTGTCGCGGGCCTGTTGTTGCACCATGAACCAGTCCGGCTGGCGGTAGCTGATCGCGCGCGGGCGCCACTCGCCGCCGCGCCGCTCCCAGTCGATCTCCTGGCAGCTGTAGCCGTGCAGGATCGCCGCCGCCGCGTCGTAAACGATGGTCTCCCAGTCCAGGTCGCGGATCATCGCCTCCACCCGCGAGGCCTCGCGCCGCTCCCGGGCGGTGGCGTCCTCCGGGGGCTGCAAGTCCCAGTCCAGGCCCAGCAGCGCCCGGCGGCGCTTGGAAAGCTCGGCGTACAGGTGGGCGTCCTTCTCCTCCATGTCCTCGCCCAGGCGCGCCTGGGCCGTCAGGTCGCCCTGCTCGGCGTCCTCCAGGATGCGGGCCAGCTTGGCCGGGGTCAGCCCCCGGCTCGGGTGGTCGGCGAACTCACGGTGCAGGTGCGCGACGCTCGCCGTCTGCGGCTCGCCCGCCAGCTCCTGGCGGCGGATCGGGCGGCCATGGTGGTCCAGTAGCGCTACCATGCGCCATCCTCCTGTGAAACGTTGATGTCATCCACCGGGCTTGGCCTCATCCCAGCGGCTGGCCTTGTCCGGGGCGGCGGTGAACTCGATCGGCCCCGCATCCTGGCAGCTGGCGGAATAAGCCAGCACGCACGCCATGGCGGCATCGCCGTGGCGGGTACCGGCCTTGTTGGTCTTACCCTCCGGCAGGCGCGCCACCCCGCGCACCAGGGCGAAGGCGCGGTGATCCTCCACCAGCGCGTCGTCCTGCGGCAGGGTCAGGCCGTGGTCTTCGAACAGCGCCTTGTAACGCGGCATCTGCTCCCGGTACCAGGCCTCGGTGGGCATCACCCGGTCGACGATCGAGCCCCAGCGGTCAAACGCCGCCTCGCCGATGTAACTGCCGTTGCCCCGGCTGTCGATCGCCGCCCCGGCAAAACGCGGCAGGCCGTCACCCAGCGCGAACAGCACCTGCTCCTGCTGCTTGAACGGCACGTTGTGCAGCTCGACCAGAAACGGCACCACCCGGTGCAGGTTGCTCTGGGTGGCCATGGGTGCCATCACCGACAGGTCGCCGCTACGCGCGAAGTCATGCCCCAGCACGTGGCGCCGCGCCGGGTCCAGCGCAGCCAGCAGCGGGGCCAGGTGTTCGCGTATCCAGTCGGCCATCTCGGCGGCGCGCAGCGGCTCCGCCAGGGCGTTGAAGTCCCGCGTGCCGTCAAAGCGCAGCACCGGGGCCGGGGCCATGCAGGCCTCGATCATCGTCCGCGTCAGGTAGCTGCCGCCGCCCAGGGCGGGAATGCAGAACAGCTCCTCGTCTTCGTTGGGCTTGTAGCGCGTCACCAGCTGCTGCCGCCAGGCCGCCTCGCTCTCACGGCTCCAGGTCTGGCCGGTCACCTGGCAGATCCGCCGGTACAGCCCGGCCTCCAGGGCGTCGTCCAGGTCGACCCGGTGCAGACTGTAGTCATAGCGCCCGGCGCGGATGTCGTTGACCAGGGTGTTGAACGGGTTGTCTTCGCCGTTATGGGTGCTGATGATGCGGATCTGGCCGCCCCAGATCGTCATCGCCATGGCCGCCTTCAGCAGCTCCTCGATGTCGTCCACGAACGCCGCTTCGTCGATCACCAGCCGCTCGCCGGGGCGCCCCTTGGAACGCAGGTTGCGCGGGTTGCTGGTGAACGCCTGGATCTGGTGGCCGCTGTCGAACTTGATGGTATAGGTCAGGATCTGCTTGTCGTCGGCCTCGATCACCGACTCCTCGACCATCCCGGCGGCGGCCTGGTACGCCTTGGCCCAGGCCGCGCAATCCTGGATGAAGCCCTGGGTCATCTCCTTGTTGTAGGAAATGTAATAGACGTTGGCCCCGGCGGCGGAAGCGGCATACAGCACGTCGTCCGCCGCCTCGGCGTAGGAAAGCCCGATGCGTCGGCTCTTCTCGATCACCTTCACCGCACTGGTGTCCTGCACCCAGCGCCGCTGGTAGCTCAGCAGCACGCTTTCGCCGTCGCTCACGCCATGCCCTCCAGGATCGCCGCGCGCAACGCCGCCACGCCGTCATTGGAAAGCCCCTGGGCGCGGCCCGCCGTCTCGGCTTTGTCCGCCGCCTCCTGGGCCACTTGCGCCCGCAGCTCTTTGGCATGCTTCTTCTGGGAGAGCGACAGGCGGCCCAGGCTATCCAGCGCCTTCGACACCTTGCCCAGGTGGTGGGCGGCGGCGTCGGGCTCGATCTCCATCTTGCGAAACTCCAGCGATATCCGCAGCAGGTGCTCCTGCACCAGGCGCGCCGTGGCATCGATCAGGTTGCCCTCGTCGTCCTCCACCGCATCCGCCATGGCCTTGGCCATCTCGGTGGTGCGGCGCACGCTGCCCATCGCC